GTCGCAGAATACTTTGGCATCAAAGTCCAGGCTGTTTATCAGTGGAAAGACGAAGTGCCTGAGCAACGACTAAGGGAGTATAAACTAATTAAGGAGCTACGAGGTGAATTATGTCAGTCGAACGCCTAATCGCTAAGTTAGCTATGGTTAAAGAGGTTAAACCTCGCAGGGATAATCAGCGGTCATGGATTGCTTGTTGTCCTGCACACGATGATTCAAGTCCATCTTTACAGGTAGACGTTGGCGCATCCGGGAATACATTGATTCACTGTTGGGCAGGTTGCTCAGTAGAAGAGGTTTGTGATTCGGTTGGCATCAACATGGCTAGTTTGTTTCCCGAAGATGGTTATCGACAAGAAAGTTACCGCAAGAAGCCACACAAGGATAAGGATTATCACGAATTTGTCTTACATATCTCTGACCAGCAACGCAAAAACGGTAAGAAACAGAGCAAAGAGGATAAGAAAACAGAGATGGAATCATTTATGGCTCTGAGAGGCTCTCATTGAGCGCTAGAGCGACATTCTGGGCTTGGGAGGTAGAAGTGCCTTCATCGGAAAAGCTCGTCCTGCTGTGCTTGGCAGANTGNCATAACGCAGATACAGGTCAGTGCAATCCCAGTGTGAATTACATTTGTAAGAAAACATCTCTCGCAAGAGGTACAGTCTTGAAGTCTTTAAAGGAGCTAAATGATTTAGGAATAATCAGTAGAAAGAAAGTAACAGGATCATCAAACTGGTACACCATTCATATAGGTAGTATCAATATTGATACCAGTGAAGTATCAAATTTAGTACCACCACCAGTATCAAATTTGGTACCTAAACCTACAAGTAAACCTAAAAAGAACCTACGCTGGGAAGATGGGGATTTAGAAACAGCAGAAAGCATCTATAAATTGCTTCTTGCGTTGAATCCAAAGCACAAAAAACCATCAATGGAATCTTGGGCAAATACTATACGTCTTATGCGTGAATCAGATGGCCATACGCATTTCGACATTATGGATTTGTTTAGATTTGCTAATAGCGATAGTTTCTGGAAGTCAAACATCCTTTCACCTGCGAAGTTAAGAGATAAATGGGATGTGTTGACAATTAAAAAGGGTGATACAAGTGCACCAACAGAAAATATATGGGTATAGCGGCAGAACTATGGTTAGGTTATGCCGGTAAGAAAACTATTTTCTATTGTATTACCGGTAAGAAAACTATTTTTTATTAAATTACCGATTGAATATTCCATGAAAGTTTAGAAAATTCAATCATCGGACAATTAAACGTGTTATGTGTCCTTGATAGGAGAGAGAAATGCAAAAGATTGATATTAGCGATAAAGAGCTACTTAGCTTCATCGGTCATCAGGAGAGTCAAGAAATTGGCAGTTTTGATTCCTATGGCGATAGGTTAGTCAAAAGAATGACGCAGGGCTATGGTCTTGTTGGCGATAAGTTGCCTTGGTCAAAGACTCACAACGCAGTGAGGTTAGGTGAAGGCGAGATGAGTATCTGGTCAGGCATCAACGGGCACGGTAAAACATTGATGTGTAGCCAGATTATGACTTGGCTGATGGCGAGAGGTCGCAGAGTATTGGTTGCGTCAATGGAGATGAAGCCTGAAGAAACCTTGCAGTGGATGTGTAGTCAAGCAGCAGGTTGCGCTCCGTCAAAAGAGTTTGCACTTGGCTGGTTGGATCGGATGAAGGATGTAGGACATATTTATGACTGCTTAGATAAAGTCCCGCAGGAGCGAGTACTTGGCCTTGTTCATTACGCAGGATCAGAATTAGATATTGACCATCTTGTGATTGATAGTTTGACGATGTGCGGCGTTGGTCGAGAAGATTACAGTGCTCAGGCAGAGTTTGTTAATCAGTTGCGAGCCGCAGCAAAGATGCACCGTATGCACATTCACCTAGTTTGTCATATGAGAAAAGGCAGTGATGAGAATGAGCAGGTTGGTAAGTTTAGTATTCGTGGTGCCGGTGAGATTGCAGACTTAGCTGATAAAGTTTTTGTAGTATTTAGAAACAAACAGAGAGAAAAAGCATTAGCCTTGCGTGAAAATAATTTACCGCATGATGAAAAGTTTATAAACCAGCCAGATGTTTTTCTTAAACTTGTTAAAAATAGACAAGACGGCACAGAATTAGATTTTGGACTATACTTTCACAAAGAGAGTATGCAATTTACGAGTAGAGAAGGCAGAGCGATGCCGTTGGAGGGTACTGTAGATGATTACTAATGCACACCAGAAAAGATATTTAGAAGAAATGAAGAGTCCGATTCGCAAAGCTCTTTATGTTTTGGTCAAAGATGATTGCGGTAAGACTGCAAAACAATACGCAGAGGTTTTAGATAAAAGACCTAGCGACATTAATCGTATGTTACGATCTATGGAGAACGGTGGTTTACTTTATAGCGCACCGCTACTCACAAACAGTAGCGTGCATGGATGGCACATAAATAGTTTAAATATGGAGAGCCGAAAAACCAAGTTAGTTACACAAATTTGGGATGGCAAACTAAATCTATGACAACACAGAGCCGAGCAGGTAAGACTAAAAATCTTAAATGGCGTAATAATTTTATTAAAATTCATAACGTCGTTAAACGCTTGGCTCCGCTGTTTGGATATGATCAAGAATCAGACTCTTGGGTATCGGGAGAAAAAAAGTTAATGCTATCTGTTATCGAGTTAGCGTTGATTGATGTGCATAACTGGGATCAAGTGATGATGCGAAGTCCTAGTGAAGAAGAGCGTAAACTAATTAATAACGCAGCAGGTTACTTACGGGGTGACTTATGGCACGCAGAGGTTTGCGGCGTTGATGCTGATTACGTCAAGCGAGTAATTAAGGAGGAAGGGCTATGAAATTAAGTGATGGAATGGAACGCAGGATGATTAAGTTATTAGACCATACCGAGCTTAACTATACTGAGATTGCTGAGGCAGTTGGCGTGCATCGTCAAGAGGTTGAAAAGTTTGTGAGGCGTAGATCGGAAGGTACTTCATTGTCGGATGAAGAGCTGGCTTGTACGCAATGCTCAGAAGGATTCTTGTACTATTTGCGTGGTGGTAACGATGATAGAGTTTAAAGTCGCAGAAAAGGGTCAATTACACTCAGCAATTCTCAATGCACCGATTGAATACTGCAAAGATGGCTACATGGTGACGATAACACCCATAAATGGCTCAAAAAAGGCTAAAACTGACGCACAGAGGAACGCTTTTCATTTATGGCTAAGATTACTAGCCGAAGAATTAAATGCAGCAGGGCTTGACCAAAGGGTTGTTTTGGCCGCTATGAAAGAGGGTGTTGAACGTCCTTGGAATTTGGAAACAGCTAAAGAAAATCTTTGGCGACCACTTCAGCAAGTTGTAGTCAAAAAAGCACTAACTGAAAACTTAGCAATAGACGAACATAACGACATTTACAATATATTACATAGATGGTTATCAGAAAAAGGATGGCCTTGCCCTGCTTGGCCTGATCGATGGAACGCAAACCCTAAAAAAATTAAGTGAGGATGTCATGGGAAAAGTAATAGATTTTAATAGTTTAGTTAAAAAGGAAAACCTTGACGGGTTCAACGAAGTATTGCTTGAGCTGCTAAAACACAATCAAGAAGATGAATTTGATTGCGAGCAATTTCTTGTCTTAGCGGTTGGCACTGATAATAACGATGATGTTGTTAATAAGATTAAGCTTATTCATGGCTTAGATCCTGATAACATTGGTAGTTACTGCGTTGCTAAATCGTACATTGAAGCAATATCATCAATGTGCAACTCTCTAATGGTTGAAACAATGATCGACAATGAGGTTTAAAAATGGAATCTTTATTACAGTATTGCGTATCGGAAAGGCAGAAGCAGATTATAACTGAGTGTATTAAGTGCGGTAATAACACTGCCGCAGCTAAATCATTAGATGTAAATGTGCGTAGCGTTCAACGCTGTATCGCTACAGTGAAGAAAAACGCAGCAAAAAGAGGTTGGTCGCCAGAGCATGATATGTTTAGGACAGTGCCAGAGGGTTATGTGGCTAAGGGTGTTAGTACCTTATACGACCAAGAGGGCAATGTGCGGGTTCAGTGGGTTAAATCATCGTTAGGCCAAGAAGATCAGCAAGAAGAAATAAAAAAAGCGTTAGCCGAATTCTTAAAAGACCACGAAGGGAAGTCACCGCCAGTACCAAAGCCAAAAAAGAAGAAAAAAGATCAAGAATTAGCCGTAATTAACATT